TGTTCTTGGTGCCACAGCGGCAATCAAAGGGCTTATGCCTGAAATCCCGCAAATGGATAGCGACCAAGCTAGGCAGTCAACAGTCAAGGGAACGGTAGAGCCTCAAAAGCTAGTCTATGGCGAGGCATTGGTGTCTGGCCCCATATTTTTTGTTGGTTTAGCTGGGACTGAAAACCGAGAACTGTATCACTCTATTGCTTTAACCGGGCATGAGGTAGAAGACATTACCGAGGTCTATTTTGATAACGAGGTAATAACAGACAGCCTGATTGATTCCCAAGGCAGAGTTACTTCAGGCACTTTCGGTCCTATTAATGGCGAGTACATTTGCAACATAAATCGGTTGTATGGAACCGATACGCAAGGTTCTGATTCTTTACTGCAAAGTGCATTCCCAAGCAAGTGGACTACTGCTCACAAGTCCCCCGGAATCTCTTGCCTTACAACCCAGTGGGTTTTGACAGACGGATCTCAAGAGCTATGGGATAGGCTAAAGCCTCAAAACATCAAGGCTTTGGTTAAGGGTAAGAAGGACATCTACGATCCGCGCTTAGATACAGCGGCGGGCGCTAACCCGTCCTCAGCAACATACCAACAATACACCACCAATCCCGCTTTGTGCGTTGCTAACTATTTAACGGACACTAAGTTTGGACTTAGCGTGCCAGCGGGCAAAATTGACTGGGATGCGGTAGAGGTCGCGGCAAACGCCTGCGATGTACTGGTTGACATTCCCGGCAGCCAGACACAGAAAAGATTCACAGCTAACGGTGTTTTGTACGGGGGCGACAGTCACAAAGCAAACATAGATAAGCTGCTCAGTTCCATGAATGGGACGCTGATATATAGCAATGGTGTTTACACAATCAACGCAGGGATTTACCAAGCCCCTACTGAAAACTTAACGGAAGATGACCTCGCTTCATCAATTTCAGTGAAGACCTCAGTTGAAAGAGGGGAGCGGTTTAACACTATTCGCCCTATATTTGCTGACCCAGCTCAAAACTACAAAAACGTTGAAGCGCCTGAAGTGCAACTCATAAGCGCAGTCTCTAGGGATAACAATGAAGTCTTGATTCGTGACGTTCAACTGCCCTTTACCAATAACAGCTTTATGGCTCAAAGGCTGGCTCACAAGCAAATTCAACTATCTGACCAACAGAAAGTAATCACGTTCCCCTGTAACTTGTCGGGGCTTCGTATTGACGTTGGAGATAGGGTCACTGTTACGGTTTCAGAACTGAACTATAGCAACAAGGTTTTCCGCTGCGCGGCGTGGTCATTCTCAGATACGCAGGACGGTGTTGTTAACCTAACACTACTAGAAGATGACGCAGGGTCATACGCAGACCCATCAGTCAGCGAATATAGCACTCGCTCCCCTGCTGGCGTAATCACGCCCGGTTTCCGTGGTGTACCAGATCCACAGAATCTCAGCGCAACTGCTGGCCTCAAGAACATTGAGTTGAACTGGACCAACCCAGTAAACACTAGCAAATTCAAAGAGATAGTGATCTACGCCTCGCCTAATTCTGCTTGGTCGAATTCAGTAGAAATTGGCAGAACGCTCGGAACCCAGTTCTTCCATGATGCGTCAAATGGTGCTGACCCTATAGCTGTCGGTGATGAGAGATATTACTGGATACGGGCTGTTGCATACGGCACTGGTACTGGCTCGTTTGTTCAGTCAGATCGCAACCCAGATAATGATACCTCAACTATCTCAGCCACAGTCGGGCCGAATAATCCAGATTACTCAGATATTGTTGATAACACCGCAGCCCAAGGCGCTCCCACAGGCTTGACTCTGGTAGAAACAACTGTACTGGGCAATGACGGCTCAGTGTTGCCAGCGGTTCGGGTTTCATGGACTGCCCCCACCGTTAATACCTACGTTTCGTTCTACGAGGTTGAATTCAAGCAAACCTCTCAAAACGAAATAGACCTTGGCTTGGTAAGTGATGCGTATACTGCAACGCAAGATTATGGCTCTGTCGGTGATGCCACCACGCTTGAGTTAAATTATGGCAGTGTGAGTGAAGCAGTTATAGGCGGGGGTGGGGTGTTCTCATCTATCAACGTCTACGGTAATAACACTGTAATCTCTGGCATGAAGGAACTAGAAGAATTCACGTTCAGAGTTCGCGCCGTAACGTTGACTGGTAAAACGTCTGGCTTCATAACTGAAACGATTACCTTGCAGGGTGATCAGACTGCGCCAGCAATTCCGGGATCTATAGTTGCCACTGGCGGCATTCAGCAAATCAAATTGGACTATGACCTGCCCTCTGATGGCGACTTGGCTTATGTCGAGATATTCGAGAACACGGTAGACAACCGCCCCGGCTCTAGTTTGATTGTTAAAACCAAGTCAGACCAGCATACAGTCACTGGGCTAGGTAATAACGTCACCAGATACTACTGGTTGAGAAGCGTTGACCGCTCAGGCAACATTTCTGGCTATAGCGCGACATTCTCAGCAACTACTCAGAAGGTTGTATTAGATGACCTTGCGCAGTCGGTGCTTGATGAGTTCGCGGCGGGTGATGCTTTTGGTATTGAACCAGTCACGACATTGGTGGGTGTAACTGGCTCGCACGTTGGGCAGATCAAGTTTTTAATCACCACTAGCACGCTATATGTATGGACTGGCACCGGCTGGACAGCAGACCTGTTTACAGCCTCATCTGTTAGTCCGGGGTCTATCACTGCGGCCTCGTTTGCTTCTGGTGTTGAGCCTATAGAAGCCGTCACCACGCTCCCCTCGCCAGTGAACTATGTTGGCGTTTCTATACTCTTTAACACCACTGATAAAAAGCTATATCGCTACGATTCTTCAGTGCCAGAATTCACGACGCTGGTTAAAACTACCGACATAAGTGGGACTCTAGGCGACAACTTATTCAGCGATGATCTGCGCCCTGTTGAGCGCGTTACTGCACTGCCAACAACAAATTTATCAACTGGTCGAGTGGTAATGCTCACGACTGACAGCAAGTTGTATAGATACAGCGGCACAAGCTGGACTTCTTCAATTGCTGCGGCTGATTTATCTGACCAAGTAAACCTAGCAACTCAGGTATTCGGGCAAGTGCAGGCGGCAAGCCTAACAACGGGCCAGATAACCAGTTCATCTATTCAAACAGGTGCGGTGGTTGCTGACAAGATTGCGGCGGGTTCTATAAGCGCGGTCAAGCTGGCTGCTGATTCAGTAACGGCAAATGCTATAGCTGCAAATTCAGTAGCAGCCTCTGAGGTCGTTGCTAATAGTTTGACCAGCACAGAGTTGAACACCTCGCAGATTTTTGCTGATTCTGCGGTTATCGGTGCCATTCAAAGCTCATCAATTACCACTGCCGCAGTCGTGGCTGCTATTGGGAACTTTGAGTTTATTCAGTCTGATAACATTCAGTCGAACGCGATTACAGCCGGTAAATTAGCCGCGTCGAATGTGGTTACTAACTCAGCGCAGATCAGTGATGGCATAATCACAAACGCCAAGATCGGCAGCGTGATTCAATCTAGCAACTATTCTGCTGGGTCTGCTGGCTGGATAATTAACAAGAACGGCAGCGCAGAATTTAACGGCGTAGTTGTCAGCCGAGACTTGATTGTAGCTACTGGAAGCCAAACGCTATCTGACAGAAGCGGCCTGTTTAACAATGACATCACCACCCTTGAAACTATCTATATTGAGGGGGTGTATCCTGCTGGATTCACAGCGTGGGGCGGCGCTAACTCCACTCTTTTATGTAACGTAGAAATCACTGGCAGTTGGTCTACCTTTGTTGGTTCTGAGGGCACCGCAATGATCGGGCCGGTTGCGACTGTTATGCCGTTGACTAAGTTCCAAGGCACTCAAGGCTTTACATTGAAGATCGAAATAGTGGGTCGAAAGGTATCAGGCTGGGGCAGCCCTAGTGACTTCGGCATAGCATGGAAACTTTACAAGGTAACCTAATGACACTGATTGATGGCTACGAGAACGACAGCGGTGTATTTTTGAGATATACCGAAACGCAAGATGACCAAGTGGTCATGGATATAAAACACTACGCGCCAGACGCTGAAGACTTCGCGTGGGCATTAGAACAGCTTAGAAACATAGAGGCATAAGATGGCTACTCAACTACAAATTAGGCGCGGCACCACCTCACAGATGAATGCCTTCACAGGCGCAGAGGGTGAGCTAGCTGTTAACACAACCACTGACACAGTACACGTCCACGATGGGTCTACTGCTGGTGGCTTTGCATTAGCTAAGGCTGATGGGTCGAACATTGGAACCTATGCAGGGTCGTTTACTACATTGGCGGCGAGTGGTGCGGTCACATTGTCTAGCACTCTAGCAGTTAGTGGCACAGTCACGGCTAATACATCTTTTGCAACTGGCGTCGGTATAATCAAAGACATTGATAATAACAGCGTAATGATCGGCGCAGGAGCTGTTAATTTGCGGATGATTGACGTTACTGGCGACATCCGCCCTGTAACTGCTGACGGCCTTGGTGTTGACGCTACTATCGACCTTGGGGATGCAAGCACCCGTTTCAAAGACGTGTACCTATCTGGCACAGCCACGATGGGTGGGCTTGCTGTTGATACAACAACTCCCTTCATGACGTTCAGGGAGTCTGGCGCAGTTAAATTGTTTATTGGCGAGAGTTCTGTAGTGGGCGGCGGCGGCGCTGGTTTTTACGATTTCTATGCCGTAACGGGTCTAGGACAAAGGTTTTTTACTAACAATTTACAACGAATGACCATAACAAGCGCAGGCAACGTGGGAATCGGGGTGGTTCCTACTTCCGCTTACAGGATGCAAGTAAATGTTGCAACAAACACTGTATCGACAGGCAGTCCTGTAGATTCAAGTCTGTTCAGTATTTCAGGAGGAACGACAACCGTTGGTGATGGCGTGTCGTTGCAGTTAACTAATATATCTGGAGCAAAAGAAACTGGTTGGCGTATTTCCGCTGTAACTGCGTCTGGAAACAATGGCGACTTAGTTTTCAATGGATATGCTGGAGGAGCGGATTATCCAGAACGCATGCGTATAAACGCAGCAGGTCAACTTTTAATAGGCACTACAACAGGAGTGACTACTGGAACTTTAGCCACTTCAGGATTGGAGATTGTAGCTCCCTTAGGACAAGATGCTATTGCTACGCAGGTTTTGGGCGGAGCAACTTGTTTTGGAGGTTCTGGCCCCACTACTTCTTCTCAAACTTACCTTTTTGGGCAAATGATTAACTCTAGTGGGAGTCAAGTAGGGTCAATATCAGTAAGTCATACTGCGACAGCCTACAACACCTCATCAGACCAACGCCTCAAGGAAAACATTGCAGACGCTGATGATGCAGGTAGCAAAATAGATTCTATTCAAGTACGCAAGTTTGATTGGATTGCTGATGGCTTGCACCAAGACTTTGGCATGATTGCGCAGGAGCTACAGGCTGTTGCGCCAGAGGCAGTATCAGCACCAGAAGATACCGAAGAAATGATGGGCGTGGACTACAGCAAGCTAGTCCCAATGCTTGTTAAAGAAATACAATCACTAAGAGCAAGAGTTAATGCGCTTGAAACTGAGTGAAATAAAGACAGGTAGCAAGCCAGAGCAATGGGCGATATTTGAAAGGCAAAAGTTAATTCATAAACATATTGCAGAGCATGGCATGATAAACCCGATAGTGATAAATAGCGCCTATGAGCTACAGTTTGGCGGGTGTCGGCTGCAATACGCTGTTCTAAACAACTGGAAAGACATAGAAGTTATTGTTTGTGATGACGCAAGCGAAGTTACTAGACTGCAAGATGCGCACTCACTTTTTGAATACAATTTTCTTGATGAACAATATATAGAACGCAAACTGGAGAACAAATAAAATGACCGCAACATTCAACTGGACAATTTCTACACTTGAGCGCGACCTTTTACCAGAAGACATGAACGGCGCTGTTGTAACTTCACATTGGCGAGTAACCGCAGAGCAGAGTGAGGGTGATGAAACATACACCGCTAGCGCTTACGGCACGCAAGGTTATACCCCAGACCCCTCTGCCGAAGGCTACATTGCTTATAACGACCTAACAGAATCTGACGTTTTGGGCTGGCTTTGGGCGCAGTCAGAAGATTGGAAGGCTGACATGGAAGCCTCGCTACAAGCTCAGATCGACGCGAAGATAACGCCGTCACAAGCCGCAGGGGTTCCTTGGTCATGACACCTACCGAAAAGGCTTTAGCTAAAATCGAGCAGCATGAGGAAACTTGCGGCATCCGGTACGAATCTATAGATAATAGATTAAACGCCGGAGAGAAGCGTTTTGACCGCTTAGAATCAATGATTTGGGGGGTGTACGCGGTTGTCATGATAGCTGTTGCCCTCCCTCAATTCTTGAACGGCTAATGATCCTTGAGGCCGTGGCTGCGGTGACTACGGCTTGCAAGGCTCTTGAAATGGCGGCGGGTGCCGCTCAGAACATAGAGTCTCTTGGTTCGTATGTTGCCAAGCTGGGCAGTAGCGAATTCGACCTCCAGCGCGCTAAGAATTCCAAGAACTTAACCGAAGCTGAGGCGATGAAGATTGTCATGGCTGAAGAACAGTTGCGACAGTCTAGGGCCGCAATCAGGCAAGTTTTTGAGGCCACTCACCGAATGGACCTCTGGAATGAGATGCAGGCCAAAACTGCTGAGGCTAGGAAGAACCGCCAAGCATTCTTGAAAGCAGAAGAAGCTAGGAAGAAGAAGTTCAGGAAAGAGTTGAGTCAATACGCAATGATTTTTGCAATAGTCATAGCATTAGTGCCAGCGGCGATAGCTGCGCTGTTGTCATGGCTCACAAACCGATAATTCAAGGCAGAGGCTACCATGTACCAGTACCACTACCAAAGACCCACCCCCCACCTTCTGTTTGATATTGCTCAGGGCAAGATGTATGACAGCGCTGCTGTTAACATTTTCGGCTTTAATAGAGAAATTGGCACTGCATTTGAAACTGTCTGGAATGATGGCGGGACGTACGCTTTTCCGTCCGCTGCTTTGACCATGACAATCGTGAGCAGTAGCGCCAGCGATACCATGCAGGTATTGGTTGTCGGTCTTGACGCAAGCTATAACGAAGTCAGGCAAACCGTCACGCTAAACGGCACTGGCTCGGTGGCTATTCCAACTGCCTTGTTCCGAATTAACTCAGCAATCATATTGTCTGGGTCAAATGTAGGAAATATCACTATAGCAAGCGGGGGTGTTACTTACGGTTACATTGAGGCAACACTGGGAACAACTCAGGCGTGCATCTACACCGTTCCCGCAGGATATGACTTGTACCTTTTTAGAATCACTGCTAACTCAGCAACCACCACCGGTAATAAGTACCTATTCATTAGGAATGTGACCAGAGCAAGCAATGGCAGAACGCTGCGAGTATCTGAGGCAACCTTTGCAATGTCGCAAGTAAATTATGAACGGCAGGTGCCGTTCAAGATTGAGGAAAAAACAGACTTTGAATTTGAGGCTAAATCTAGCTCATCAACAAATGAGGTCGCCATATTCGTTGAAGCGGTATTGGTCAAACGCAGCGATTAAAGTAAACTTGTGATTCACAACCCATAAGGAAATCAAATGATTACAATAGATGACGTTGAGTACTCAGAAGAAGAAATGACCTATGAAGCCAAGATCAGGGCGCAGCGCATTTCTCAATTGAGAGAGGAGCACATCAACTTAGTGTTGAGACAGCAAGAGGTAGAGCAGTCTATTACCTTTCACGCTGGGTGCATCAAGAAGGAGATGATGCCAGAAGAAGTGGAGCCAGAAGAACACTAGGCTTATCGGCTGGGGTTATGCCTCAGCCAAATCCGCTTGCTTCACAAAGACCCCGTCAATCATTCGGCCCCTGCGGTCTTTAATGTCTAGCCACGCTCTTGTCAGGCAGTATTCAATAGACAAGTTATTCCTAGCGGCTATGTTTATCAGTACCACAATGATGTCGCCTATGTCGTCTGACATATCGCGGCCCTTGCAGATGTTATCTGACAACTCCCCCACCTCTTGAATTAACTTTGCCAGTTGGTCTTTGTCTGTTGATCCTTCTATAAGGTTCCGGGCGTGGTGCCAGTTCTCAATGGCCTCTATTAGCCGTACTAGGTTCTCGCGTTGTTTCATGTGGAACACTAAGTCAGGGTCGCAGGGTGAGGCCAAGATGTCCGCCCCAGTAGCTTGTGGATCTCATGACGCTCAACGCCTAGATTGTTGGCTATCTCAGTTACTCCCGCGCCTTTCCTCTGCATCTGGTAGATCTCATGCTTTCGAGAAATGGGGAAGTTAGGGTGCTGAACTGCCAGCAGCCTTTCGTGTATGTAAGACTGACGCAAGTTTGTTTGCGCTTTAATTGCTGCTAGAAAATTATCCATTTGATTGGTTCCCTCTATCAACGCAGTCATAGCACCAGATCATTTGTTTGTCACTGACTGGGAAGCTGCTGGTTTCTCTTGGCCCCGCAGAGCCGCTCTTGTGACAGCGTGGACATTGAATGATCACCTTGCCCGCTACAGTACAATACTCAAGTTGTATAGGATTTTTGCCCGTCCGTAAAATCCACTCTTCTACTGTTTCTTTCACGCTTGCGCCCTCACTACTCTCAAGCCAATTTCTGAATATGCGCCTTGCATGTGATGATCTGGTAAACCTGAGTTGATAACGTCATCAACTATGCGCTCATGCCAATCCTGCACGCCATCTGGGCGTTTTACCGGGACACCGTTGTACTCTATGCCCAGTAGATGCTCAAACAGCCTAGAGGCGATCTCTTCATTCTGGGCCGTGTCACGGACTAGTCCGCCAACCTCAGTCTTGGTATTGTTTAAGGCGTTGAGTTTAGTTCTGATTTGCTTGGGTGAAGGAAACCCGTCGAGTTCCTCAGTCAGTTGGCCTAGCGCCTCTCTCATTGTCTGCGCGTGTTCTTTGCCAAATGCCTCATAGTGAACCTTGCCAAGCTCAGGCCAGTCTCGTTTCTTGAAAGGGTGGAGGGCGAACCATGCCCCATAGAGTTG